AGTTGCTTCGGGTCAGGTACGGCTTGCCGTACTCTGAACTACCGGACTGTGACCCTTCATCTCTCGGTCGTTTCCACCTCTTTCTTCTGCAACAAGGTAAGGAGCGGACCTCTGTTGCCTTTCCTCGTCGCCAGCGACCAGGAATAGATGGCCTCTGTACCCTACAGAGGCTTGGGCGTCGAGCGCGCTGGGAGCTGGCTCTCAGCGCGTCGTCAATTAAACGGAACCTTCCTCCAGGTTGCCGTACGCACACTCCGTCCACGCGTTCTTCCTGGGAACAGAACGCGTGCTCTCAACCCCCTCCCACCGATCCTGAGTATCTAAAGCACGTCCGGCGTGTTTGTACTCGTATCTTCTCTTCGGGCTGGGATCGCAAGTATGAGCATTACATCGGTACTCATCTTGCGAACCCAACTGCGCGTAAACCCTTGCTCTCAAGGGCCGACCACCTCTGGGCCGGGCGAAGGGAAGAGTTCATAACGAAATGCAGAGAGGAGTCCGTGGGGATGGACTCCATGTCATGTCGTTACAAGGAAGTTCAGTCAGCTGGTAAGAAGAGACCTCTCCTCATCTTTGATGAGGAGGTTGATCTCTTAGCCCCAGTCCACAGGATGGTTTATGACCACCTTGCGGGCGCCACTGACTGGCTCCTTGTCGGTCCTCCGACCGATGAAAGGATCAGTTCTGTCTGTGTAGGTGAGGTCCAGACTTCAGTCGACCTCATCTCGGCAAGCGATGGACTTGCTCACTCCGTGAGCAAGGCTATCCTTGACTGCCTTTTCTTCACCTCTGTGAAGATTCCTCGTAGCATTCGACGTCTGGCGTATGCTTCTCTTGAGCCTTCTTTTAGGCGCGAGGATGGTAGTCTTGGAAAGGTCCGTCACGGACAGAACATGGGAGCCTACCTCTGTTTCCCTCTTCTCTGCTTGCATTCTTACTGTGCTGCCTCCTGGGCTGCGCGGTTTGATGCAAACGCACGATTTCTTGTTAACGGGGATGATGCACTGACATCCGCGTCAAGGGGTTTGAACGAGCAGGACTACCCTCATGGGTACCGACTTAACGTTCTTAAGACAATCGTGTGTGAGAAGGTGGTTGAGCTCAACTCAACCGTCTTTCTCGCAAGCAGGGGGAAGTGGCGTGAAGTGCGCCACGCACGGAGGTTAGGTGCCGGCACCGATTATGCTGGTATGATGCACATTGCGAAGGCATGTTCCATCAGTCCAGCTTGGCAGGACGCGTACTCACGCACGCGTATCGGTCGCCGGTGGGGGTTCCTCCCATCTCAACTAGGAATGTTTTCCTATGCCTCTTACAAGAGAGAGAGGCAGATGCGGGTCCGTAGAGCTTATACGGATCTTCCTACTCCATTGTCTTCAGTGGAGGTTCCCGCGTCGTTGGTTCGCGTCGTTGGAAGAGACGCGACTACCTTGGAGGCTGAAGCTCTTCGTGACTTCTTCTGGGGCCAAGGTAGGATGGGAGGTTGTAAGAGAGACGTTTATTCTCCGTCCTGCGGGAAGATACGTCGGACTTACTGCTACAGGGCTCGGCCCTGTAGGAGCTTTCTCAGTTACGTCGGGCTGAGGGTTCCCAAGTTATGCGCTCTTGGTAGAAAAGCGCCAGTCTTCTTTCTCCTTCCCGAGGAGTTTGAGACTGAGGAAGAAGGGGTGGCTTTCATGAAGTTGGATCTTTGGCGCCAGGCCTTTGATTCGCTGGCTATGAAAGGAAGAGAGTGAGTGAGACCAGGCGTTTCTGGCCGATCGTGTTTGGTTCCCCTGGCGTCCCCGGGTACCACGCCGAAGAACCACAGTCCCCGTCCTCCTTGAGGCGTTGTCGGCAGCAGCAAGCAGTCCCCTTCGGGCGGCACTGGCTCACAGCAGCACTTTGTGCGATGTGGGTGACCATTTGGTGGCGTAGCTAAAGACCGTAGTATGGACGGACAAGTAACCGTACCGCACTAACCCGTTCCTGTGGACACACAGGTTTGATGAGCCCTTTGTTTCGGGCGACGGTTTGGTTGGTGAAAGGAATGTGGGCCTAGTAGGCCGAAGGGATTAAGGGGGGTTTAAACCAATCGTCGCGGGGTACTGGCCAGCAGTACAGGACGATCGGACCATGGGAGTTTACTGCCGCCGGGGCAGGAACTCTAGCGGACCCAGTTCCGCTTTAGCTCATGGTAGC